TACAGGGCTTTCATCACGCATCCGGAGAATGAATGGGGCTTTCCCGCGAAGGATCGGTCCGGGCGTTTGTCAGCAATGGAAAAACCACACCTCGGCGAGCTGTTCGCCAAGCTTTTAGGTTAAGGAGAAACACACATGTCAGCATTTGATTTCAATACAGCCGAAGTGTCTGGGTCCGGGTCCAGCGGTCCGATACCGGACGGCACGGTGGCGCCGGTTATCCTGCATCTGCGTGGGCTTAAGACGTCGTCTCGCGACACGCGCATTCAGGGGCTTGATCTGGAATACACGGTGCTCGAGGGGCCCTATAAAGGCAGGAAAGCCTGGAAGTGGGCCGGCATCACGGGCACTGGCAGCGATGGCCATAACAAAATGATCTCCATCACCCGCTCGCTGATCCGCGGCGTGCTGGAAAGCGCCTACGGGGTGAAGTCTACGGATGACAGTCCGGAAGCCATGGCGGCGCGCAAGATCAATGACTGGGACGATCTGGATGGCATCGCGTTCGTTGCCCGCTTTGGCGTTGAAGAGGGCTCGGATTACGTTGACGCCCGGTCCGGCGAGAACGTCAAAGGCAAGGCCAAAAACACGGTGACCGCCGTGGGAGTTGATGAGGCGGATTACGCCGGTTTCAAGCCGGCCAAGCCGAAGACGGCTGGCATTCCCAAGCCGCCTGCTGGTGTCAAAGCGTCAACCCGTCCCGCCTGGGGCTGATCTTAACGGGGCCAGCTTCGGCTGGCCCCCATGGGGTTTATCATGTCGAGAAACGACCCGGACACCCGGGCCGCGGTGGAGGCCGCAGCCCGGTTGAAATTAATATTGAAAGATCGCGGACACCACATCACCGCGCAGGAGGCGGAAGTTATCGCCTCGAGCATTGTGTGTGAGTGGATCAAGCATCGCACGCATCACTGGGCTGTCAGAAGGGGGACGCCTCCATTCGGCGATCCTGATGCGATGACGCAGGGGTTTGCTTTGGCTGCGTTGGGCATGATCGCCAGCAAGGCCGGCAATCTGGAGTGGGGCAAGCCGCTGGGCGACTGGACGGCTGACGACGCCAGCCTGCTGTTTGCGATTGCTTACGAGGCGATCGAAGCCAGACGCACCCATACGCTGGAGGATCAGAACAACCCGGAGGACATTGGCGCATGAGTTTAAGGTTCAAGCATATCGACGAACAGAACCGCCGCGCGGCGGCAGAGCTGGCAGCGCGAAAGGTTAGCTGCGAGGGGTGTTTCTGGCTGGCCCGGCATCCCCGGCCCATGTGCAGGGGCGAGACGTCGCCGCACTATCGCACCGCGAGGGAAAGCTATCACGAGCGTTGCCATGCGTTCAGCGTTACGGGCGCGATGCCGGTGATTGAGAACCCGAAGCGCGAAGAGCGCCGCGCACGCAAGGAGGTTATCAGGCGATGATTGATTTCAATCCTTCATCCATGCAGCGGTCGGCTGCCATCACTTCGCTGCATGAGGCGCTTGAGAAGGCTCCTCGATCTCAGGAGAAAAGGCGTGAATATGTGGGCGCTTCTGCGATCGGTGGCCCGTGCGAGCGGCGCGTGCAATACGATTTCATGGGCGCGCCTTATGACGAGGGATGGCGTCATTCTGCCCGTACGATGCGCATTTTTGAGCGTGGCCATAAGCTGGAAAGCATGGCCGCTATCTGGCTGGCGGATGCCGGATACCGGCTCACACAGACGGGCAAGAACGGGGAGCCCATTGGCTTTTCGGTGGCGGGCGGGGCATTCCGTGGGCACGTTGATCGCGTGATTACGGGCGGTCCTGACGGGCTGCAATATCCGCTGATCTGGGAGCATAAGGCTTTGGGTCAGAAAAGCTGGAAAGCCATTGAGAAGTCCGGGTTAGCCAAAGCCAAGCCGGAATACGCCGACCAGGTGGCGCTTTATCAGGCATATCTGGATTTGACCAACCCGGCTTTGTTCATGGCCACCTGCGCGGATACGATGGAAGTTTATTTCGAGCTGGTTCCGTTCGATGCTGCACGCGCTCAGACAGCGTCAGACAGGGCTGCTGAGATTATTGCTGACAGCCGTGCGGGCGCATTACGCCATCGCTGCACGGATGACGCGGAGTTCTGGGCGTGCAAGGATTGTCCTTTTAAAAAGAGGTGTTGGGCATGAGCGATCAGTCAATAAAGAACAAAATGGAATTTGTCTGGGATGCCGGAGACGTGGCGCAGAAATGGGCTACCAATCTTCAGTATGAGGGTTTCATCTCGTACGAAAATGTCCCTGAAATCCTAGAGCGCCTGGCGGTTGACCTGCTGATGCGCGCACATGTCGTCAGGCGCGAACTCGACGTTTACGAGCTTGTTCCTGAGGAAAAACGCAAGGAGCAAATTATGCTCGCTGAGAACATCCGCAACATTGCAGACAGCGTTGAGCGCGAAGTGGATTTTTACCAATGATCAAAGCAATTGAAACGTCATTTGACGGCAGGCTGTTCAGGTCACGAGCTGAGGCGCGATGGGCAGTCTTTTTCAAAACGCTGGGCATTCATTACGAATATGAACCCGAAGGCGTTTATCTGAAAGACGGCAGGAAATACCTGCCTGATTTCCGCATATCCATCATTCGTCGCGGTCAACCATCTGCGTTGTGGGTGGAGGTCAAGCCGAATGAATGGAACAATGATGGCAAGCTTGAACAGCTAGCCATGTCCATTCAGCCGGGAGAGCGCGCAACCAGAGTGCCTTCTTTAGAAGGGTATCTGGATTTCATCAACGGCAAGGCTGATCGGGGAATAGATTGCTGGTTTGCTGCTGATCAGTACCCGTCTGGATATGACATGGAATATCTTTTCTGTGTTTGTTCCTCCTGCAAATCTGTGGGTTTTGAAAACAAGGGCAATGACAGGCACATGAAGTGCTGCCCTGATGGGGTGAGGAAACGCCATCATCACAGCCGTTCAGATCCGCATTTTGAAGCCATCAACGCGGGATTATCCGAAAGGTTTGGAACGTGATCGACTTTAACGACGCAGCACGCCAGCAGCCCTTTGAGGACGCGATGGCGCGCAAGGAGCGGGTCTACCGAACCCTTCAGGGCCGGGTGCGCGAGTTCGTGCGGTATCTCTATCCCCGCGCCACGATGGGTCCACGGGATGCCCGGATAGGGGATGTTTCGGGGTCCAAGGGCTTAAGCCTGTCCATTAGCCTGACGGCAGACGAGACGGCCGGGAAGTGGATCGACCACGCCACGGGTGACCGGGGGGACGTGTTTGGGCTTTATGCCGTGGCGCACAATCTGGATGTCGCCCGGGACTTTGCCCAGATCCTGGCCGAGTGCGATGCGTGGGCCGGGGGTTCTCCGGCGCCGCGGGCGATCATTCGCCATGAGGTCGAGGCCGCCAAGCCCATCGAACCCGAGCCCGAGCGGACGGTAGATGCCCGCTACATCTACAGGGACAAGGCCGGGCGCAAGATATGCGAGGTGGTCAGGTATCGGCTGAGTAATGGCAAGAAGAACTTCGCGGTTCCGGGCGGGATGCCATCTCCCCGCCCGCTGTACGGGTTAGAGCGATGGCACGCTGCGGATTGCGTGGTGATTGTTGAGGGCGAGAAGTGCGTTGACGCTTTGGCGAGTATCGGCGTTGACGCCGCCTCGCTGATGGGCGGGGCTAACACCTCGCTGGACAAGGCCGATCTGACGCCGCTGGCCGGCAAGAAGGTGGTGCTCTGGCCGGATGCCGATGAGCCTGGCCGGAAGCTTATGGCGGGGCTGGAAGGGCCGCTGAGGGCCATTGGCTGCTCGGTGCGGGTATTGGGCATCCCCTCGGGCAAGGCTGATGGCTGGGATGCAGCTGATGCGATTGCAGAGGGTTTTGACGTGGCGGGGTTCCTGCGGGAGCCTTCTGGTTCCTCGGCAATCCTGCACGAACTATGGCCGGACATCTCTTTTGTTTACGAACCGGAGCTGGTTGAGGACCTGTTTCCGCGGGTCGGGTTGGGCACAATCTATGGCCCCTCGACAGCCGGCAAGACCTTTGTGGCGCTGGACTGGATGGCGTCGATCGCCACGGGCCGACAGTTGTTCGGCAGGGATACAGAGCCAGTCGGCGTGCTGTATTTCGCTTTTGAGGGGTATTACGGCATTCGCAAGAGGATCGCCGGTATCAAGCAGGAAAAGGGCTACGGGCCCGTGGCGCTTGAGCTGGTGGACGCCCCGTGGACCCTCTCAGATGCGGACGACTGGTCCGGGCTGAGGGCCCATATCGTTGCGGCAAGGGAGCGCCTCGAGCAGACAGGTTTCGGGCTCGGGATCATCGTGGTGGATACCCTCACAGCCGCTTACGCCGGCATTGACGCCAACTCCCAGGCCGAGGTCACCAAGGCCATGCGCCAGCTGAAACGGCTCGCCATGGACATGCAATGCCTGGTGCTTGTGGTCGGCCACACGGGCAAAGACACCACGAAGGGAATGGTCGGATCGTTCGCCTACAAGTCGGAGAGCGACACGTTCATTGAGCTTCGTACGGAGAAGAACGAGGCTGACGGAAGCATCAAACGGCGGTCGATCTTTATAGAAAAAGTAAAGGATGGGCCGTCTGATTTCGTCCTCTCGGACTATGCCTTGATCGAAGTTCGGATCGGCACGAAGCCCAATGGCAAGCCCATCACGACATGCGTGGTGGAGTGGGTCAAGCCGCCAGAAAAGGATGGCGAAGCGGGAGCCAAGCCGCTCTCAAAATCAGCTCGGACCATCCTGGCGATGCTCTTCGAGGGGCCGAAATTCGTAAAAGAGCTTGCGGAAGAAACTGGCTTGAAAAGGCCCACTGTGCAGTTGATCCTTTCAGAA